AGGAAATAAAATATAACTTGCCTCATCGTACTGCTGAACTTCATTGTCAGCATCGTAATATTCAATAGACTGTATCGACTGAACAGGCGCTAATGGCAATTCGTAAACGATTTGGAATCTGTCGGTTGTCATCGTCCAGTCTTGCGTTAAAAGCGCTCGATTGAGCAGCCCAAACGCGCCATCAACGTGTTCTGTGGCGTCTTCGATCAACGTATTTATGTAAACGTCGTCATCAGTTCCAAACACGCGTAAATCTTGCTTGCAATCCTCTACGCTCGTCGGCAAGCCGACAGGCGCTACAACACGAGAAAACTTCACTTTGTCGCAGTCTCAACAGGGGTTTTCTTGGTCGCACGCTCAACAGCCTTATACGCTACGGCCTGGCCTGCTGCAATCATGCGCTGGCCTTCTTTCGCACCAACTTCAATCACATCGCCAGCCTCATCGTTCACAGATGGCCCGACACGCGAAACAAGCATTTTGACTTTCATAAAATACCCTCCAAAGGGATAGCCACCCCGAAGGGTGGCGTCCAGTTTAGCTGCTGGCGTTAACCAGGTGTTTAACAGCCGCGGTGTTCAACAACTCGCCGTCAAAGCGCTTGAATCCAATCATGCCGACCTGGAAGTTTTCAGCGTAGCGCTCGCGCAGCGTCAGGACACTAAAGCCCATGACTTTGCGCACAACGTAACGGTTGAAATCACCAAACAGCACCGGCTTTGCATCTGCGCCCACATCGGCCATCGCCTGATTGACCGAGTACGGATGAGACAAGATAGTCGAAGGCTCGCCATTGCGAACATCGCCCATCTGCCACAGGTAGTTGCCCTGGCCGTCTTTGAGCTTACGAATGACAGCCATTGTGGAGTCATTAAACATCCAGCGGCATCGAGGCGAGGAACGGTAAGCAGGATCAACCGAGTGCAACAGGTCGATCAGCTCATCCGGCGTAATCGCAGCGGCACCTGCGGCAGCAACGCCCTCAGTAGAGGCTGTCACGATACCATTAGGCTGGCTGCTGCCTGTGCCGGTAGTCAGTGCGGCATTAGCTGTGCGGCCAAGTCGCTCTGAAAACAGATCATCAAGCAGGCTTTCCATGTTGAACGCAGAGTCTTGCAACAGCTCAATCGGAATACGCACAATGCCCGTGTCATAAACATAGGCATCAAGCGCCTTTTCACCAAACGCCACGTCGTCAGTACCATCATCATCAGCAGCAGCGTTCTCTGCTTTCAGGCGACCAGTCTTCGCAGTGTCGTCAACAGTAGGCCAGGGTAAGCGGTTACCTGTGCCAGTGTTCAACTCGCGCACGATGTTGGCGTCCCACATTGGGCCCCATGCTGCCAGCGACTTATCAATCTCACCAGAAAAGCCCTCGGGCACAGTGTAGCCACCGGCAGAGTCCGTGCCTGTCGCCTGTGCACGTACCTCTTTCGGCAAGTCTTCGCGGTGCGCCATCAGCACCTCGCGCTCTTCTGCCTCAAGTGACGCGGCGCCATAACGAACGGCCTTTGAGAATACCTCACGATACTCCGGGGTAGATTCGGCATCATTTTCAGAAGCAACCACAGGCTCTTGAACGGGATCGCTCGGCATTCCGCGACGTTCGGCAGCAAGCAATTTTTCCTCTCGCTCACATCGCGCACCAATGCGATCATGGTCAGCCATCATTGCATCAAAACGCTGCTCGATTTCTGCCACTTCTGTGGTTTCCATCTTGTCGTTGATTTTATCAAGCTCTGTTCGAGCTTCGGTTGCGAGTTCCGCCATGCGTTCCCGCTGCTTCTTAATTTCTGCAAGAGTCATAAAGACATCTCCTTTTGGTTTGCCTTGCCCAGGGGCAAATATTTGGGCATTGCTAACGGGAACCGCTAGTCAATTCGTTGCGAAAGCTGGGCGGCAAGCACTCGCTTGCGGCGCTCACCCTGCGCGTTTTTCCTATGCTGTGCGCGGTGTGCATCTAAAGAACGCAGACCTATCTCCGTGCCCTCATAGGCTGGATTTGTGACAATCGAAACATCACGCACAGCGGCTTTTTTCACCGTTCGCGTTGGGACTTCACCTGTCTCGTCCCACTCTTCGATTTCTGTAATGAAAGCAAAGCTCATTTTGTCCAGGTCGCCGCGTTTCATTTTCGGCACGATACTCATTACATCGGGGTCAGCGGCATCTAGCTCGCTCTCAATGTAAAGCCCGCGCTCATCTTCCTTCAGGCTCAACGTGCCAGATCGTGTGCGCGCCAGAGGCAGTCCGCCGTGATTGATCAGAAAAACAACATCGTCGCTTTCTAAAGACTCACGAAAAGCCCCAGGCTCTATAATTTCGTGAAAAGCCCCCGCAATGGTTGCCGCCTCATTAAAAACAGCCGCATAGCCTGCTACTTTAATAACGCCATCCGAATCAGCCCTAACTTCTGCCGGTTGACCTGCCCTTATTTCATTCTTCATTACTATCTCCATTTTGCTGGCCTGCTAGTGGCACAGTTGCGCCCTGTATCATTAATTGATCGCCGCCGGGCAAGTCTTGTCGGTTATCCATTCGTCTGGCCTCGTTAGGCGTGATCATCCCGTTTTGCACGCCAGTCGATAAGCCATCCATTCGCGTCTTGAAGTCGCCGCGCAACAAACCGTCTAAGTTGAACTCGACATACTTGTCGTGCTTATCCCAGCCGAAAAGCTTTAGGTTTAGCTCTTGCTCAAACTGCTCCACCCACCGCTTAACAGTGTGTTTTACAAAATGCAGGTCTTGCTGCTCAGTGTTTGAAAAAGTGCCGTGCGATAGGTCTTGCAAGAAAACCGGCGGTAGTTGATAGATTCTGGCGTAATCCTCAATCAGTGCTTTTTTAAGCTCTACCAATTGAGACTTATCAGGATCAACGCCTATAGATTTCAACTCGTGGTCATTCGGCACTGTCAGCGCCAGCCTAGATTCTTTCGCGGCGGCCTTTACTGCGTTAGAGAGATCAGCGGAAGCGCGATTGAGTGCGGCGGCTGACTGGAAGTTACCCATCAACACAAAAGGCGGAACGCCACCATTTTGGAAAAACCGTGAGCCGTAGCGCGTCGCCGCAATACCTAAGCCAATGCTGTCCTTGTTTGTCAAAATAGGGCTGTAATGATCGACGCCGTTGTCTTTCATCATGAAGCTAATATCAATAATGTCTTTCGCTTCATAAACTTTCTTGCTTCGACCGGACTTAACCTCGTACAGTTTCTGGCCTTGAGTGCCCTTCATGGGCTTTACAGATCCTGTCTCCAGCGGCCACAGGTAGCGTATTGGCTCGCGCTCACCTCGAACAATTAGCGTGTATGATCTGCCGGACGTTAACACCCGCTCAAAAACTTCTTTTCGCCATGCGAACGAGGAAGTCTCCTCGTTGACGTTGTTATGCAGCAACTGCGCTATTCGTGTTTTGCTTTGCTTGCGCCCACCCTTTTCTTTCCGGTAAATATTTAACGGCAGCCCGGCTATAGTTCCTGATATGAAATTTACCGCGCTCCATATAGCTGGCACGCCGAGAGCATTTTGCACATTGACGCTAACGCCGGCGTCGGTCATGCCGCTAATTGAAAAAAGATCAATTATTTGCGCAGACGAGATCGGCACAGTCGGGTCTTCAACTGAAGCGCGCTCTTCTACGGCTGTGAGTTTCTTTTTGCCTGCCATTGTTTAGCCCATGATTGAATAGTTTTCGTCTTCCCAAGGGGAAGGCTGTGCAACAGTGCCGGACATAGCCGCACCTACAGCCATTGCCAGCGCAACAGCCGCGTCAATCTTGTTAATAGATCGGGTTTTGGCCAGCCAGTGATTGTCCCAGCGATCCTCTTCAGTCACCGCCGATAACATGGCAGAGACTAGAACGGGGTTACGCTTCAGGCGTATACGGCCCTCTAACAGCAGCTCTTCCAAATGCCGCACGGAACCTGGCATCCACAATCCCTCGCCGCCAGACTCCAACGGCTTGCCTTTCTTTGTGCCGCCCTGCGGATGTTCAACAAAATCAATTGATAGCCCAAGAGACTCTGTATCTTCCTCAAACCGTCGAAACGCATAGCGGTCATAGGCCAGTAGCGCTACGTGATAGTTTTGCTGATACTCGGCGATAGTCTGGCCAACATGGACAAAGCTAATACTCTTGCCTTGCGGTGTATGAATGAATCCGTTTTCACGCCAGACCGAATACGGCAGCTTGTCGCGCAGCTCTCTGGCAGAGAGCGTGTCTTTTGGCGTCCACGCCTCTATCCATGCGTCATAAACCGGCTTGCCTTCATCATTCACGCCAGTGCTTACCACCGAGGCAATGGCGGTAATGTCACGGTTTTGCGACAAGTCCATGCCCATGTGGATTGTCTTGCCAAAATGCTCTGACTCATCAAAATCAGCCAAGCAAGGATCTAGCATTTCTCGCGTAATCCAAGCCGTTTCCGCATCTGTCCACACGCAAAAATGCAGCCGCAGAATGCCGTTTAGTTGCCCGGGTATCGCCTTGGCCTGCTTCACAGTGCCTGCCAGATACTCCTCTGTGATCGTCACGCCAAGCAACGGGTTAGACTTCACCCAGCAAGAGGGGTCTTCAAGCGGATCGTCACCCTCATCCAGTGAACACACGAAAGAAAACGTATCGTCATCCAGCGGATCACCCACATAAGAGGGATCGTTGACCGCCTCAGTATGGCCTGCGGCAACCTTTACCGCGTGTTCGTGCTCTTCCCATGCAATCGAATTGCGGTCACTGCCTGAATTGGTAATCATCAACAGCAACGGCTCGCGGCGAAACTTAAAGCCACGCTCGAGCATTTCAATAATCTTGCGGTCTGGTAGCTCGTGCACTTCATCAGCCAGTACAAAGTATGGTCGTGGGCCTGAACCCGTTTTACCCGTGTCTCTCGATACGGGCCGGAAAAAACTACCACTAGGGTGGTGGGCGATATTGAACTCGCGCCCCTCACCGCCGGAAAACTCTAAACGCTTCATCAGCGCAGGGCTTTGTCTAACCATTTTCACAGCATCGGCAAACAAAATGCCTGCCTGATCACGCTTGGCAGCCGCCGCATACACTTGTGCGCCCGCCTCACCGTCAGCAGCCAGCCCATACAGCCCGATACCGCCAGCCAAAGGGCTTTTACCGTTGCCTTTTCCTTGCTCGATATAGGCTCTACGGAACCGTCTACGCCCGTCTGCCTTTTTCCAGCCGAACAATGAGCCGACAATAAACGCTTGGCTCGGGTGTAGCTCGAACGGCAAGCCCTCAAATTGACCCTCTGACAGCTTTAAGACGCCCTCAAAAAACCGAAAAGCGTGCTCAGCGGCCTCGTGGTCAAAGTACAAACCCCGCTCATGGCCTTTTTCTATATCGTCAAAGTGTCGTCGGCAGGCGTTGCGGATATGCGGCCCCGCAATAATCGTGCCGTCAATAACGCCCCACGCGTATTGGCTAGTGCGATCTAAAGAATTCGTCGTCTTCGTCGCTGTCGCTGTCATCGTGGCTTACTTTTGTTTTGTCCGCAGGGGTTGCGCCCAACTTGGAAAGTAGCGCGCTGAACGTGTTCACAGCACTAACGCCGATTTCACCTTCATCATTCATTCTTGCCGAGTAAACACAGGCCAGCCGCAACAGCTGCCGATCGCTACTGGTCAGCCAGGGACACTCATACGAAAACTCAGCCCACGCCTCACACTGCGATTCAGTCATGTTTTTATAAGGCTCACCAACAGGGCGTGTTCGCTTTGGCGCAGCCCTATCCCTGAACCTTTGTGGGTTTTTGGCTGCTGCCCCAGACACTTCCGCCTTGTCTTTAGGTGTTCTCGATCTGGCCATATATGACTTGTTCCCCAATTGTGGACGTAAAAAAACACTTTTGGGCGCGCTTCCCCTATCCC